GTCTAACCAATTATTCGTAACAAGAGTTCTTGGATTAACAGGATTTAAACCTTACAAAACATTCGGTATTAAAACTATCGGAGGTGTAACTTTACAAGAATATCAAGGTGCGGGTAATTTCACAGGTGTAACACCAACAAGTATTGGTATCAACGATATTACAGAATTATATGACCATTTGTCAATAAAACCGGCTTTTGATGGTACAACAATAACAGATTATATTGTTAAAACTTTCAGTGGTTATACAACGGGACAAACAGGAAATTGGTTTGTTTTAGGTCAAGTACCTACTGCAGAAATTGCTGACATTAATGGTTTAACAGCAAGTAAAGAAGTTGTTTCCCCGTTAACAGGTAAATTAAATGCGTCCAACGGTAACACAAAAGAATGGTACAACGTATTATATACATTAGCCAATTCAAGTGATGAAACAACTGTTGATGGTGTTTATTCTTACTTATTTGAGTGGAGAGGTACTTCATTTGATGTAACAAGATACAATTATGATGCGGAACACAACACAGATTATGATGGTGTGGTTGTTGCGTCATTAAGATCAAGAGGTCGTTATGTTGGACAAACTTTAAATCTTGAGGTAACAGGTAATACAAGTTTAACATTAACTGAGGTTAGTAATATGAAATTCAACCCATTAGGTGAATTTACAATCAATGTAACAGGAGCAACTGGCGGTTCTAAAGAATTCACTTGTACTTTTGACCAAACTTCAACAAAACATATTTCTAAAGTATTGGGAACTGACGTTTTTGATAAAGAATATGGTAATTTCCCTGTATATGTTAACGAATCTTATTCAAATTTAGTTAAATCAACATTTGAAAGAGGTTTAATTAGAGGTATATCAATGGTTGCATCTTACGAATTAGAAGGTGATAACTACTTAGGTTCTTGGGATACAACAATATCACCAATGGTGGTTTCTGAAGTTCGAGGTGGTGAAGTTGCTGATTTATTTCAAGTCATCACAATTTCTGATGGTGAAACGGCAAACTTCCAAGTAAAGATTACAGTTCAAAACATCAATTTAGATACAATGGAATTTGATTTATTAGTTCGTGATTTTAACGATACTGACGATAATCAAGTTGCACTTGAGAAATATTCAAGATGTTCTATGGACCCTAATTCAGTTGGTTATATCGGTAGAAAAATTGGTACTTCAGATGGTGAATATGAATTACGTTCAAAAGTTATTATGTTATCAATGGTTGACAACCACCCAACAGATGCAATACCTGCAGGTTTTAAAGGATTTGCAACTAATATGGACTTTGGTGGTAACTCAACATTAGGTAGTGTATTATATAAGACTGACTATATAGATGCGGGTGATGTTGTAAAATACGCATCGGACGGTACTCCATCAGTTGAATCGGGTGATAAAGTTAAAAAAGTAACACTAGGTCTTTCATCTCAAATTGGTTTTGATAATGATTTATTGAAATTCAAAGGGACATTAGGTACAGATGAAACATATGGTTTTCACTTATCAACAAATGCGGCATCCATTACAGGTGCAACACCAAGTGGATTTAAATACAAAACAACACCTTACGATTTTGAAGGTCAAACAGGAGTTGATAATAAATTAACAGCAATTACTTATCGTAAATTTACATTTGCGGTTTATGGTGGTCACGATGGTTGGGATATCTACAGACAAGTAAGAACAAACATTGATGATTATGTATTCGGTAAAACAAGATACGTAAGTGGTAACACTCTTAATAATGGTGTATTCAGTACTTCAGTAGGAAACTCTGATTACTACGCTTATTTAGAAGGTATTAACACATTTGCTAACCCTGAAGCTATTGATATTAACATATTTGCAACTCCAGGTATTAATTTCTTTGACCACAGTTCATTGGTTAATCAAGCAATTGATATGGTTGAAAACGAAAGAGCGGATTCATTATACATTATGAACTCACCTAATATAACAGGAACAACGGCTGCGGCTGATGTAATTGGATATTTGGATGATGCCGCAATCGATTCTAACTATTCCGCAACATATTGGCCTTGGATTCAAGTAAGAGATACTGATAACTCAACTCAATTATACATCCCACCAACAGGTGAAGTTGTTAAAAACATTGCGTTGACAGATAACGTATCTTATCCTTGGTTCGCAGTTGCGGGTTACTCAAGAGGTTTGGTAAATGCAATTAAAGCAACCAAAAAATTAACTCTTGACGAAAGAGATGAATTATACAAAAACAGAATTAACCCAATTGCAACATTCTCAGATACAGGTACTATTATTTGGGGTAACAAAACGTTACAAGTTAGAGAATCGGCTTTAGATAGAATCAACGTAAGAAGATTGTTATTAAGAGCAAGAAAGTTAATTTCAGCTGTTTCTGTGAGATTATTGTTTGAACAAAACGATGACCAAGTAAGAAACGAATTCTTGAGATTGGTAAATCCTATCTTGGATTCAATTAAGAAAGAAAGAGGTTTATATGAGTTCCGTGTAACCGTATCAAATGACCCAGAGGACATTGATGCTAACACATTAAGAGGTAAGATTTATATCAAACCAACTCGTTCTCTTGAATTTATTGACTTAGAATTCATTATTACTCCAACAGGAGCTTCATTTGAAAATATCTAATCTAAAAGGAGGATATAAAAATAAGAAAGGGAGGCCGAAAAGCTTCCCTTTTTTTATGATGTTCCACAAGGAACAGTATTTTATAAAATTTATATTATTATATGATTTCCAGTATACTAGAACTAGTTATACTAGTATTTATTATTGATATATAATTAAGTAGAAAGATATACTGGAACTGGTTATACTGGGTGACTGTAAAAAACTACGAAAAATAAACGATAAAAACAACTATTTCTAATAATTAATCCAAAATAAATTTATTTCCCATTTGGATATATTTATAAGAAAGTAAAAATAACTTAAAAATTTTAACAAACACAATATGGCCGATTTATTAATGAAAATGCCGACTCCGTACGAACCAAAAAGAGTCAACCGATTCATCGTTAGATTCCACTCTTCTTTAGGTATCAACGAATGGTATGTATCCTCAGCTTCTAGACCAAGTGCAAAGATAAATTCAGTATCAATTCCTTTTTTGAATACCTCAACTTATGTTGCTGGTAGATTTGAATGGAATGAAATGAAAGTAAAGTTCAGAGACCCAATCGGACCATCTGCGGCTCAAGCGTTAATGGAATGGTTCCGTTTACACGCAGAATCAGTTACAGGTCGTATGGGATATGCTGCTGGTTATAAAAAAGATATCGATTTAGAACTATTAGACCCAACAGGTGTTGTAGTTGAAAAATGGTTATTAGAAGGATGTTTCATCACCGATTTAAACTTTGGTGAACTTGATTACTCAAGAGACGATTTGGCTAACATCGACTGTTCATTAAGAATGGATAGATGTGTATTGATTTACTAATATTAAATTTTTTTCATATAAAACCGATAGTTCAAAAGATTATCGGTTTTTTTATTTTAAAAACTTTACTTTGAGGTAGTTATAGTATAAATTATACTTATGGAAGATTTTAGATTAGACCCAACAATTGCATATGATGTTATTGAATTACCAAGTAGAGGTATTCATTACGCAAACAAGAAAAAATCAGTTAAGGTTTCGTACTTAACGGCATCTGACGAAAATATATTATCATCACCAAGTTTAGTATCAACAAATGGTGTTATTACCGAATTACTTAAACGAAAAGTAATTGATAAAGATTTAAATGTTGATGAAATTGTACAAGAAGATAAAGAGGCTATTTTAATATTTCTTAGAAATACCGCATTTGGTACTGAATATGAGTTTAAATCTACAGACCCAAAAACTGATGAACCTTTTACATTTAAAATAGATTTAAGTACAATAAAAATGAAAGATTTTACATTAGAAGAAGATTCTAATGGTGAGTATAAATATTTTTTAGAAAAAAGTGGTACCGAAGTCACATTCAAATTTTTAACACAAAAACAAGAAGAAGAAATAACTAAAATCAGAGATAATTGGAATGGTAACGGTGTCGCACCAATTGTAACAAAACAACTTGAATTTATGATTAGGTCTGTTGGTGGTGTTAAAGACCCAATGCAGATTAGAAATTTTATTGAGAAAATGCCAATTAAGGACTCTCAAGATTTTAGAAAATTTGTTAATGAAAATAAGCCAGGGTTGGACTTAACCCAAAACGTAACAACCCCGTCAGGAGACACAATCCAAATTCAAATCGGATTCGGGGTGGAGTTTTTTCGCCCTTTCTACGGATTATAGTAAAAATCTTTTAAATGAGATTTATTTCTTAGTTAAAAAAGGATTTAATTATTCTGAAATCCTTTCAATGCCAGTTTATGTAAGAAGATATTATATTAACTATATAATTGAATTAGAAAATGGTGAATAGGTCTATTTATATGTATGGCATTAACATCTCAACAAATAACAACCGCAGTTAATAGATACTCATCTTCTAAAGATTGGTCAGGTCTACAAAATTATTTAGCAACAAATGGTGCAACCGTACAACAAGCTTCGGATGCGGGTGTCGCATATAACGCCGCAGTATCAATGAGGAATAATGGTTCACAAAAAGAAAGTTTAGATTTTAAAAATAATTTTGTTGAGTCAATAAAATCAACATTTAAAGCACAAATTTCTGAATCTAAAATTAGTGAATTAGGTCAACAAGATAAAGTTGACTATAATTCATATTTAGAATTTTTAAAAGGTGGGGCGAAAACCACGGATTTAATTAGGGCGTTTGGTGGTGATATTTTACAACAAATAAAAAACGAAGAACAATTAAGAACTGATATCAATGAAACAATTGGTATTACAGGTCAATTATCTGAACAAGTTAGAAATACGATTACCGAGACAACGACCGGAGCATTAAAATTTGGTTTTGGTATGAAGAACGTATCAGATATGTTCACTGCGATTGCGGAAACATCTGGTCGTGCTAATTTTATGTCGGTTGATACCGCCGAAAAAACGTACAGTGTTGCAAGGGCGTTTGTGGGTAGTTTAACAGATGTTGGTAAACTAATTGGTGAAATGGAGAAAATTGGTCTTGGGGCGTCCGATTCAATTGGTGCCGTTGAAAAAGCAGGAAGATCTTCATTAAGTTTAGGTTTAAATAGTAAAAAAACAACACAAGATTTAAGAGAAAATATTAGTAGATTAAATGAATATGGATTTAAAAACGGTATTGAGGGATTAAATAAAATGGTTCAGAAATCCCTTGAATTCAGAATGAGTTTGAATGAGGTATTTAAGATTGCCGATAAAGTAATGAATCCAGATGGTGCAATTGAGTTATCCGCAAACTTACAAGTTTTAGGAGGTGCCATTGGTGATTTCAACGACCCATTGAAATTGATGTATATGGCAACTAACAATGTCGAGGGTTTACAAGATGCATTAATTGGTGCGGCGAGTAATTTAGCTACATATAACAAAGAACAAGGTAGATTTGAAATTACGGGTGTTAATTTAAGAAGAGCTAAAGAAATGGCTTCTCAATTAGGTATTGAATATAAAGAATTTGCAAAGGGTGCAATTGCAGCACAGGAAAGACTTTCAGTGGTGCAAGATTTGGCGGGTAAAGGATTTGACTTAAGTGAAAAAGATCAAGAATTTATTGCAAACTTATCACAGATGAAAGATGGTAAAATGTCATTATCAATACCAAAAGATGTTGCGGATAAAATCGGTGTACCAATTGAAACTGCCATTACCGATTTAACACAAAATCAAATTACCGCTTTAAAAGAAAATCGTGATAAGTTAGAAAAATTGGATTCCGAACAAATTGCAAGAGATCAATTTAGTGCCGTAAAGAATTTAGATAATAATGTACAATCATTAGCTAATCGAGAATTTAGGTCTATGGGTACACAGACTAGAGAATATGTAAATAAAGTTAGTGGAACTCAAATGAGTGAATTAATGGGGTTGGCAACAAAGGCGGCCAAGGATGCAACATTAAATTCGTCTAATGAATCTGACATTGCAAATTATTTTAAAGATTTACAAAAAGACGTTAGAAATTTTGCCGATTTAGTTGGTATTGGTACGGTTACAACTGAAATGATGGATACAATTAAAAAGAAATTTGATAAAGAAATAGACGATAATAGGGTTAAAAAATACGAAGAAAAAAGAAAAGAACAAGAGTTAAAAACAAGACCTGATGAACGAACATCATATAATCCAAATACGATACTTAAAACAAAGATTGATGTTACATTCCCATTTGGTTATGGTGGACAACCTTCAGCTGAACAACAAGGTTCTTACTTAGTAACAGTTTAACAATAGTTTTTTTAATAATACCTATTTATAGATAAAAGAATATAATGCCGAAATACTTAGATTTTGATACTACGAAGGAATTCAGGGATAAAATGTTATCTAGGACATTAGACCCTATTTATAAAAAAAGTCCTTCACCAAAAACCTTTACAAGTAGTACGTATTCGGTACAACAATTAGGAGATAGTCAAAATCTAAATTTACCTGATGTCGATGCAAATAGAAAAGAAGATTTAGTTAACATAAAAAAATCAAATATATTCAAACCAAATGAATATATGATTAAGGATATGTTGGTTGATCTTCCTAGAAGAGCAAATCTTTCATTATACCCATATTTTACAAAAACAAATGATGGATTAATTGGTATTATGACCACGGATAATTATAATACCGAGTCTGAACTTTTTAAATTTGCCGCAAAAAACATTAAAACAAATACTCAAGGACCTGTTTTAGCAAGAATACAACAAAATTTATATAATGCAACCATCGCTAAAAATAGATTAGGGGAGGCGTTAGGTGGTAATACCACAACAATAGTAAACATATTAAGAGGTAAAGAACCTTTAATTGAAGGTAACAATAAGATTACCGTTTCAAGTACTATTTTAGGTAAGGGAATTGATTTTTTAGGAACCGTTGCAGGTACTCAATTACCTTTTAGTATTATACCCGGTGATTACCTATCAAACCCTCGTAATCCTATTAATTTAAGACCAACTGATGTATCATCAGCAACTAAGGCGTGGCAAGATTTAACGGGTGTTTTAGGGTCACTGGTGGGTATTGACAGAAGAAGGTTACCTTCACAAAAACCTTCTGATTTGTTAATTGAACATATGGGTTCATCGTCAAAAAATAGACTTTTTGACCTTTTATCCTATTCAAAATACGCACCGAACTACTCAACAACAGCAAGGTCACAACAATCAACAAAACTATTCCAAATACCAAGTTTAATCGGTCAAGGTGTAAAAACATTATTGGGTACTGAAACAACTGGAACCGCCTATATTGGTGACGATAGAGCAAATGACGTTAAACAAGCAACAACCGACCTTTTTAGTGGTCGTAAGGTTAAGAGTAGTTACTACTTAACTTTAATGTTTGACCCGATTTCTGCGGAGTTATTCCACACTAATAGGGGTTTAAATGAAAGAGGACCAATTGGTGGACAATTAACTTGGATTAGTAAAAATAGGGGTGAGGTAAATAACATTACTAAAATTAATGATAGTTTATCAACAAAATATAAATTTAGAAGAGACTCAATACTTGAAACCACACAGCAAATTTTAGATTCTAAACCACAGAACGGTGGAGATTCTTTAACACATATTGGTCGAGTATTGGACCAAACAAGTAAGTACTTTAAAGAAGGTGACACATTGATTTCAAGAGGTTCGGCGGTTCGTTATATTGATAATTCAGGTAGAGATATTGGTGTTGAGTATGCTAGAGTTTGGACAAAAGATAGACCTTTTCTAACATATGGTGATACCGCACCCTTATACAAAGAAACAGAAGATAGACCATTCTATAGTGGAACAACAACTCCTTATAGAAGGACTAATATTAGAAAATTTGATTCAAGTGTTTTAGATAACACTTGGAACTTGAATATTGCACCAATGTCTGATGGAAGTAAGAGTTTTGGTAGATCAACCAACATTAAATCTGACGGAGGTAAAGAGTTTTATGCAAAAAAATATATGTTATCAATTGAAAACTTAGCTTGGAAATCATCAACGATTTCAGGTTTTACAGTTTCAGATTTACCATATAGTGAAAGAGGAAATAATGGAGGTAGAGTTATGTGGTTCCCACCATATGATTTAAAAGTATCAGAACAAAATAGTGCAAACTGGGATAAGAATACTTTTTTAGGTAGACCCGAACCAATTTATACATATCAAAATACAGAAAGAAGTGGACAATTATCATTTAAGATTGTTGTTGACCATCCAAGTATATTAAACTTGATGGTTAGAGAACATTTTAAAAATATGTCTGACGATGATGTTGACACATATCTTAACGCATTTTTTGCTGGTGCTAAGGACATTGATTTTTATAGTTTAATTAGAACATATACCAATCTTGATTCAGATGATGTTAAGATGATACAAGATTTTTTAAATGGTAGCGGAGATAAAAACCAAATTAATAGATACAAAGGTAATGTTAGTTCGGTTGTAACGACAAATCAAAATTCACCAACTTCCAATAATGATAGTGTATCATTTAAAGGAAAATTTTATTATGCACAAGGAACCCCATCACCCGATAATTCATATCAAAGAGATTATTATGCAATTGAGGATTATATTAACACAACTAATGAAATTTTAAATACTCAAAATGAAAATATTAGTAATTTAACCACCGCAATAAATTCAATAATCACTGGTGACACAAATAAAAATGATAGATTAATTCATTTCAACACAGAAAATGAAGTACCACAAACATCGGCGGATAATGTTGTTTCAGATTTAACAACTATATACACAACACTTGGTACTGATTTAACTAATTTTAAATCTACCTTAACAAAATTAAAAGAAGACTTAGAAAAAGATTTAGTCGAAAAAGATATTGTAATTTTGATTGGGTCGACATCATCTGGTAATTCTCCCGATATTGAAAACTACACATTATCAATAAGAAGATCACATTCGGTAGTTAAGAGTGTTTTAAAAGAAATAGGAGCAACACCAAAAGATAAATGGTTTTTTACTGAAATAACTAAAAACGCACCAGGTACACAAGTTGATAGAATTGATGTTGACTATTCATTTAAAGAATTGGGATTTAAAGGAGGTGGTAGAATGTATTTTAGAACAACAAACTACGGTGAAAAAGTGGCGGTAAATGGAGTTGATTGTAGTAAAGTTATTTTTAAAAATAGTGATTTAAATATTTTATCACCAATAACTTATGGTTGTAGACAATCAAATGTTTCATTGGAATATAAAAGAAAAAACAACACTGAAAATCCCGTTAATCCAGATGAAACGAATACACAATTAGTAAATTTAAACTTAGGTAATAAGAAACCACCAATTGATGTAATGAAGAGGATAATAATGAAAACATTATCTGAACAATATTATTTTAAAATGTTGGAAGAAACATCACCATTGGTTTTTGGTTCTTTAAAAGAAAAATTAAAATACTTTCATCCAGGTTTTCACTCAATGACACCCGAAGGTTTAAACTCACGTTTAACTTTTTTACAACAATGTTTGAGACCGGGTAATACTATACCAATTAAAGGTTTATCAGATGATTCAGATTTAAATGCAAGAAATACATCATTTGGTCCACCACCAATATGTGTTCTTAGAGTTGGTGATTTTTATCATTCTAAAGTTATATTCAGAGATTTGAATATAACATTTGACGATTCGACTTGGGATTTAAATCCTGAAGGTATTGGTGTACAACCAATGATAGCCAACGTAACATTACAAATTAACTTTATTGGTGGACAAGGTTTGGAAAAACCAATTGAAAGATTACAAAACGCACTATCTTCTAATTTCTATGCAAATACAGAAATGTATGATGAAAGGTCACAGGCCACAAATACAACAATCGGTGGACAAAATGCGGAGGACTTTACTAAATCGTTTATACAAAGTTTAAATGACGCAAATACATTAAAAAATAAAATAAAAGATAAATTAGGTCTTCAATATGTTGAAGGTCAATACTTTGGTGAATTCTCAGGTAAAACTGCATTAAATTATACAACTTTAATTGATAATTTATACAAGTATAGTATTGATTACTTAGACACGTATGAAACGTTATTTAAAAATTTATTAACAAATTACGGCCCACATTTTACCAACTATATGTTGAATAAAACTTTTAGAACTGTTAGTAATTATGTGGTGAATACTGACGCATCGGGTACCGAACCAATTGAGTTATTTGGTTTATTTAAATCTACCGATGATTATAACGAATACATAAAAGATTTAAGAACAAATGTTACTAATTTATTAAACAATGAAAATATTACTTCAATATTTGAATTGTCGGATGTTGTAACTACAGATAATGTAGACAACGTATCAAATAATATCATCACCTCAATCGATAACATTTTAACTGAAATGGGTGAAAATATTTCATCAAACAATTTAATAAAAGATTTTGAAGAGATAAGAGATAATATTATAAAAACATTAGACAAGTTAAATTATATTACAAAAAATGGTGTCGATGTTAAATTAGAAAATGGAGTTTCATCTTCTGTTGAATTAACATCATTTAGTGATACAACTTTTTATACTGAATATAGTGATTGTATTGAATATATTAAGAAAAACGTATCAACAATGGACGATAAACTTAATAAAGATATTGAAGATCCAAATGTTGAATTAAGTGAAGAATTAATAAAAGATTTTATTTTAGGTACAATATTACCAAATAGTAAAATAACATTAATGGATAATATTAAAACATTGGAACTTGGCGACGATTTTAATAATGAGTTTGATAGTCATTTAGATGGTATATTAAAAGAAAATAAAACATATAATTTACGTTATGGTAAAAAACCTAAACGTAAAAAAAATACCCCAATTGTTTATAACATTGGTACTGAAATTGTAACAACAACAACTGATGAAATTAAACAAATTTTTTCAACAAGTAATGATGTTACAACTAATTTAAATTATTATAAGAAATAAGAAATGAGTAAAAATTACTTTGATAGATATCAATTTTTCATTGAGGATGGAAAACATAGAATAGTCCCTGGTATTGAAATACCAATTAAGGGGTCAGATAAGTACGTCCAATATAAAAAAGGTAAAGATAGATTGGATAAGATTTCTCAGGAATATTACGAAACTCCGACATTTGGATGGTTGATTATGTTGGCCAACCCACAAGCTGGTGGTTTAGAATTTGAAATACCCGACAATTTCTTTATTAGAATACCATTTCCTTTAATTAGCTCTTTACAAGATTACAAAAGAGGTGTAGAATTATATAATCTATATTATGGGGAACAATAATTTATCAAATAGTGAAGACATATACGTTAAGGTTGATCAGAATAATCTAATATACATCGACCCAAATACCGTTATTAATGGTAGAGGTGAAATTTTAGATAGAGGATTAGAACAAGAAAAACTGGTAATGTACGTTAATTTAGAGGCTGATTTAGTTCCTAGAAGTATACTTGCCGCTGACAACGATTCAAATACATTAACAAATATCGCTAAAGGTACGTTGAACATTATGGGTAACCAAAATGGAAAAGACTTTGACACTAGTTGGACCGAAGTATATGGTGAAGTTAAAGACAATACGTCAACTAATTTATCGGGAGATTTTTTTCAATCCGATGACTCAGGTCAATCATTTGGTATTGATAGTATATCGATTAATGTAAAAGGTTATAATGCAATTCCACAAGTACAAATTAACTTCATCGACGTTAGAGGTAAAACGTTATTTGATTCACCCGAGAATTCACCATATAAGGCTTTCTTTCATATACCTTGGCCAATATTCTATTTGACCGTTAAAGGTTTTTATGGTAAGGCTATAAAATATAGATTACATCTTGTTAAGTTTAATACTAAGTTTAATGAATCCAACGGTAATTTTGAAGTTTCAACAACATTTGTGGGTTCAACATATGCGTATTTAAGTGACATTCCGTTACAAGGTATTTTAAACGCACCGTATTTGTTTCCAAATGAAAATAGTAAGGACATTAAAACCGATGGTAATGGTAAAATACTTCAAACAGTAGTTAAATCAACTAGAGGGTATGATATGTTAAAATCAATATATGGTGAATACAAACAAAAAGGTCTTATTAAAAAAGATTTTCCTGTTAAGACACTTAGAGAAATTTTAACAATTGCCGAAACGTTAGATGTTATATTAGAAAGGGAAATATTTGACCAAGTGGTTGATATGAGATTGTTTGTTGGTATAAAAGAATTGGACGAATCGTTAACGGCTTTTGAATCGGAAGTTAAGGGATGGGCTAAAAATAGATTAGAACAAAATCCCGTAACAAATTCAAAAAACACCGGTATAACTTATTATTATTTAAGTGATAAAGATAAAACTAATAAAAAATGGTTATTTGGTAAAGATGAAGACGGTACGTTACAGAAATTATTATACCTATATGCTGACACAGATAATGGTAAAATACCAAAAAATAAAATATTTACAGAAAGTCTTTTAAATAATACTACTTCAGTTTTTGATAAGTATGGTTTAAATATTGAAAATATTGACTCAGATGTTAACACTTATTTAGATATTGATTCAGATGGAAAATACTTAATTGCTATTGATGAATTAATTGGAAAAATTAATAAAACTCAAAAAATGTTTGAGGAACAAAGAAGCAAACTTGAGGAGGAGGTTGAGAGAAAAATGAATGAAATTGTAAAAAGAAAAGACGGAGGTTTTGGTTTTGAACCTACCATACGTAATATTTTTGCAATAATTTTATCAAATGCTGAAGTTTTAATTAGATTAATGAAAGATGTACACAAACGTGCATTTGACAAAGCTGAGACAAGAAAAAAAATAATAGGTACTAACTATTCAAAAGAAACAAACGGAGATTCAATTTATCCTTGGCCTGAAATTAAGGGTACCGTAAAGGGTAAAGAGAACGTTATTGTATATCCTGGTGACCAAAATTATATTGGTAAATTAAAATCAAATGATGCAACAATTTGGCCTGAGGTCGATTTTATTGAAAACTACATTGGTATTACAACAAATAAAATTGACCCATTAACAAATAAAGAAGGTGGGTTTGATAAAATAACGTATAATTTTGAAACTGACATAGACACCAATACAACTAGACCAATTGATGTTGTTAAAACCGTTATTGATATTACCCCATATCAAGATAAAAATCAGGCTAACTTCTTATATGAAATATGGGAAAGAGCATTGAATTTTACGATGTTGGATTCTTTTGATTTAGACACAATTAAAGAACTATCTAAAATAGAATTTAATAACATTAAAGACTCAATTAAAAATGATAATAATATCATTAACATTTTAAAAGATAATGTGAAATCACAAAATGACTTGGTTTCACAAATGAAAAAATTAGCGCCGTTTGATAGTTTTGTTTATTATCAAGACCAAATACCAACCACATTTTATTTAAACGAATTTTATAACACCCAATTTAAACTTGAAGAATATGTCTCCTCAACAAAAAATGTTACGGATGATAAGTTATATAGTAAGTTAAGTAATAACTTAATAAACTATAGACCAGATAATCACAGAACAAATATCTACCCATTTAATTCAGCCGAGTATGTTACCTATCTAAAAGATTCAAATGGTAATTCATTAGAATCTTTTAATACAAGTGAACTTTTAACCAATGGTTTTTTACAAGTTAACACTAAAGAAGGATTAATATCGGGAGACATTAACCCAAAATTTTGGGTAAGGTATAGTAGTATATCAACCGGTTATACGAGTAATTTATTTTCAAATGGTTATTTTGTTAATCTGAACGTTACAAATATTTTAAACACACCGTATTTTCATAAACAATTATTTTCAGACTTTAATGCCAACGGTGGTGTTGATTCAAAATATGTAGGTTCTGCTTATTTGTTATTAAATTCATTACCGTTTGTTAATTTAGATGAACACGTTGATTATACAACAAATAAAGGAATAAAAGTATCGCCATTAGTTTCTACATTATTTAGAGAAATTGGTTCATCACAATATGTACCATATCACTTAATTTTAAAATGGGGATCAATCTACCATAGATACAAAAGATGGATTAGAGATGAGGTTGACATTTTAGGAGACGATACAGTTTCAAGGGAAGGATTTTTAACAACAGGAAGAACTGATGATAATGTATTATCTAAAACAGGTTTTACAACAACAAACATTAGCGGTAGAACGTTTTTTGATGGTGGTGATGACTCAGTACCTCCCGTATTTATAGATTCTACACCTATTACATATACATTAGGAAAAGATGTTGGAATTCATCCATATTATGATGCGATATTTCACCAAGTGGTTAATGGATATAACCATTACGACGTTGTTAGTGGTGATATGACCTCATTTAATGATAATGTTGATGATGGTAAAATTGTTGTTAGAAAACGTACCGTTAGTGGTAACGATTTAAATTATTGGACATCATATGTTAATAATAGTAAATTTGTTTCAACCGATAAAAGATTAACGTTATTACCTTGTGACGGTGGTAATAGTTATATTGATTTAAACAATACTGCAGAATTATCAATTGGAAATGATACGTTTGAGAGAGGACAACAAATTTATTTTAGAACAATTTGGGAAGATGAATATATTAATAGTGATTTTAGTGGGGTTACTTTTTCGGGACCAAATGAATATAACAACTCAGTAGACGAACTTTTTGGGGCAGATTTAAATAACAAAAAGGTTTATGATTTAATTGGAACTTTTAGTCCAGCAATTTTGGACGAATTTGAAAATTTATTTATTCGATTTGCCAGCGGTAAAGTTAACACCTCACAAAATGTCAACCCATTTGCAACAGTTAGACACCAAACATTTCAAGATTTATTAAAGGAGATTGTTTCTATCGAAACCCCAAAGGGTTATGGTACCGATGTTGATGAAAACATAAAGTTAATAAGAACAAAACAAGTTGAAAAATTACAATCAATTACTAATGATATTTTATCAACCAATAATTTAATAAAATTAACAATTGGTAACCCAAAAGAAATTGACCCACATATTTTTAATGGTTTTGCAGAAATAACAACACACAACAGTTATAATGTTGATGAGTTTGATGTAAATGATGTGGATAATCCTGTGAAATTTGAGGATAATAAAAAATTAATTAAATTATATATTGGTGAAGAACCAAAATCATACAATCAAAATACAAAAACTTATTATGAAACTGATTATTATATTGATTTCTTTAGGGATAACAATATAAAACTTAGTGGGGATAATATAGTCACATTTAGACCATTGATATTGATGTATGCGGGTTATGTTAGAGCTGGAAATTTACCAACACACGGTAACTTTAAAGAATACATTAGAAACAATGTTTACGTTAATTCAGAGAAAAGAAGAAATACATTTTTAGATTTATTAATACCTGGATTTTCAACATTTAATGTACAGAAGGAAGTCACAGATGTAAAATTCAATGGTGGTTATAATAATAACCCAATGAAGGTAGAATTATATAACTTTTTTAAATCAATGAATGACAAATGGATTGCGGGTAATTCAATAGGTCAAAGGTCATTGTTAGAAGAGTTCTTATTTTTAGATAAAGCAAATAGAGATATCGGTGACATTTATTTCTTTAATGTTAGTAGATTAACAGCATTAGGGGAAGAGAAAAATGTAAAACAATCATTGTTTGGTGCAATTTCTATGTTATTACAAGATACTGGTTTTGATATGAAAGCGTTACCATCATATGTAAATTATTATGGTACCAATTTTTCAAATACACCAAAGATGGTCCCATCTAAAAATGTGGCAAAAAATATATTTGGTACATTCTTAGAGGTTGATTATCAAGAATCTTCACCTAAAGTTATCATTCAATATGTTTCCGCATCTTCAAAAAGACCGGATGTTAGTAACAAAAAATATAAATTTAGTGATGATAGTTTTAACATCGGAAACGTAAATAATAATCCTGTTATGTATGACTTACCAAAAGTTTTCAATACGGGTGATTTAAGTAAGTCAAATAAAGTGGTTGCGTTTGAGGTTAGTTTTGGTGACCAAAACCAAAACATATTTAAAGGTATACAATTAGACCAAGCAACAATTAAAAATACAAGTGAATCGTTTATTGTTTTGGAAAACTTAGCAAGATCTGAATCAGGTTCTGGTACATATAATGTTGACATTGGATTATACGAATATTATAGACAAGCGGCATATAGTTGTGAAATCACTTGTATGGGTAATGTTATGATTCAACCTACAATGTTCTTCTATTTAAAAAACATTCCAATGTTTAAGGGTTCATATTGGATAACGGAGGTATCACATAATATTAGAAATAATAATATCACAACCACATTTAAAGGTTCAAGATTACCATATACGTCCTTACCAGATTTAACAGATTCATTTATGTCAAGTTATAAAACATTATTTGATAAGTTAATTAAAAAGGCACAAAATAGAGTTAACGGTGCGGATAGAAAAACAAACACATCCGAACAACTTCGAGTTTTATCTGATTTTACTATTAATGGAAATAGTCAAACGGTACCAAGTACGGTTACGGTTGACAGAGGTGATGGTATAGATTTAAATGAAATTTTGGTAACGGAAACTGGATTAACAAGATTTGGTATACCGTATAATGGTTATATGGATGAAAGATACATACAGAAAATAAAACATCCAAACCATCCTGTATCAACTATTGATGGTATAGATAGTAAAAACATATCTGAAGATGGTACTTGGTTAAGGGCTAGAGTTGCTAGAATGGGTGAATTAAATAATGTTATGAATTTAGATGCTGAAATGTTAGTCATTGGTAACCTAACCAAAAATTCAGAAATTAATACAGACGGAGAACCTTCACCTAAAGCATTAAGATGGCAAGAAGTTTCAGGACAAACTAAAGATCAATATTTTTATTCCACCAAATTTAAGTTAAATAAAGTTAGTGCGGATAAAGTAATCACCGCCAAAACGTTATTTTATAATCCTAAAAATAAAACCAACGTATTAGTTTACCCAAGTTATCGTTTGGATTTCACTAAATTAGATGGGGAACCAAGAAGATATCAAGGACCAATTGAGGTTTTTCCAGAAAGAGACCAACCACAAGCGGTGGGTATGTCAATGAAATTAATAAAAGCTTTGGGTTTAAATGATGGTGATGTGGTGTATTTTAACTTATTTACGTAACATTCATACGTATAATCTAAGTAAATGTAGAATATTAATAATATCGGGATATTTATACTTATAAAAGACATATTATGGAAAATAATAGATTAAACAATACAATGGATAATTTCTTGAGTCCTAAGAAAGTTAGAAACGTTTCTAACGATGGTATGGAGAGAGAAGAATGTGATTTAGTAACGGGAGAATGTTTCACAATTAGAGAGAAAGACGGAATCGTTGAAAGAATAAATAAAAGATACATCACAAATGATGGTAGACAATTATTACAAGATTAATACTATGTTAGAACAAAAACTACAAGAAGAATTAAATCGTTATAAAGCCATTAACAAATATGGTAAAACGATGATAATGGAACAAGATGCACCTGCAGAACCAGCAACCGCTGTACCACCACTTGATGCACCAACGCCAGATGCGGCATTACCCGCACCTGACGCACCTTTAGGTGGTGACGTACCACCATTAGACGCGGCAGCACCTGAAGCAGCACCACTTGACGGTGGTATGGGTGATACGGAAGAAATTGATATTACAGATTTAGTTAATATGAC